CAGAATCATTAAATTTTGGAAATAAGGCGCGGTACAGTCCCCATAAAATATGAAAACTGAAAGTCATCTCCAACTGCCTTATGCAAATCTTGGGCAGAACTTTGTCCTGCAAACACCACAGAATTCACACTCTGCGAAGGCTCTATTTTAGCTTTAAGCACAGAATAAGGTACCGGATTGAATGCCAATACTGTAGAGCCTATTTGAGGTGCTACCAAAGAACAATGGTAACGGCTAGCGTAAGGCACACTCACAGCAGGGTACTCTATAGTATCTAAACCTGATGCTATGCCCATTGATGTCGTGTTCACATTGCCCACTGTAGACCAAGGGGTAGTTCCCCATACAAAGCCAGCTCCGGGTACTGGTGTTGTCCCTGCTACAAGAGCGGCACCACCAGACCCAACTATTGATGGATCAGAATAAACTCTGTACAAAGCGCCAGTACTCCTATATCTAATTTTCATAGAGCCACGGTAAAATGCATATAACGGAGCATACAGAGTGTAGGGATCACCGCCTATCCCTGAGTCTATCAAGGTTCCTACGGCTGCCAAAGATCTAGTAACATTAGTACTATATGGCCATATAAATGTCCCATTACCAGTTCCTGGGCCTGGCAACCCTATTGTAGAAGGCAAATTTGTAAATCTCGACAAGATCTGTTTTATTGACATAAAAGCTTCTCCAATAGACTGTTCGGCAAACATGGTAGACATTTGCTTTTCAGGATCACCACCAATACTCCTACTTATAAGTACACTCCCTGACTGAGTAGTGTAAGGTCCACCAAGAGTGGTAGATCTGGGCACTTCCAATTCCAAATCATCTCCACCAGAATAATATATCAGCACTGACACATTATTTGCTGCGGACTCAGGCACACGAAGTTCACTCATCACTGTGATAGAAAGTGAACCTGAAACCTCATCCCAATTTAAATAATTTGTAGGCGAATAAAATGGCAAAGTGAGTTCTATTTCTTCGCATTCTCGAATATCTACTATCTCTCTAAGCATAGGTGTTGATCCAGCTAGTGTAATGGCTGGTTGCGTATAGCCCATTCCTACTATTGGATTAAAAGTAATCATGAGTCTGCCACTGTGAAAAATGGTTTTAACTAACGATATCCTAACTTTTATACTGCCTCTCCATAACTGGAATTGGTCGGCCATATAATTGATCGGTGGACCAGTGCTGTATATCGCCGTACTAGAACCTATAACTCTAGCAGTTAATCTAGATAAATTATAAGGACTTATCAATTTGGTATATTTGACTGTGCCTGACGCATCACTGGTCGACCAATCAAAAGTGCTAACCAAAGCTGTTTTACGTTTCAAAAAAGCAAAAGACATTTCGTCTTCGCCTCTTATAGAACAACAATCATTAACAGCCAAATGATTATCGCACGTTAACGTCAATGGATACGCGGTTTCAGAGCCATCTGATGAAGCTGCATAGCGCTGCTGCTGTTTGGCCATAATCCCAGGAACTACGTTATCCATAGCCTTAGACCATCCGAATATTGACGCTACGCCTGAGGCTAGATTAGCTGCCCAGGAAACTGGTCCCATGAATTGTCCAATCAACGGGACCGCACCAAGCGTCCCAGTGGCAACCGATACTTTAGCCAAAACATCTGAAATTGGTGTACCAGGCATTGCCTTCTTCTCTGATTCTACTCCTGCAGAGAATTTAGCCATCTTTCTTTTCTTCTTGCCCATACCACCCATAGATGATTGAGTAAAAGAAGGTGCAGCAAGCTCGAAATCTTCGAACCACATAAACACCGAATAATCAACTCCTGTGTCACCCGAAGCCCCAGTCTTGAGGGGTGACATCACTGATAGATAAAAATTTCCCCAATCATAACCACCATTGGCTTTATCATAAAAATGAGCCGGGGTTACATAAGGTACTTTCATCAGCACTGACGTGTCTCTAGCATCAATCTCAATATGAGCCTGAGTACTTTTAACTACTATATCTGTGTTATACAAAGAACCTACTGGTGTACCAGCATCAATCAGTTGCGCCACACATGGCAAAAAATGAAAAAGCAAACGACCTTGTTGAAAGGGGTTCGCGTTAATTTGCACTCTCACACATGCTGTACCACGAAACAGATTAAATGTTTCTAGTTTCTTGGACCACACAGGGGTGGTAAACAACTTATCAACTACAGAAAATGTCAAAAGTTGTGTATTCTCAGAAGAAGATGTTGTCCAAACTCCTGCTGATATAAGTTGAGGTTTGGCTAAAAACTCAGGTATAGAAGTGGCTCTCACTACTATATCATCTTCTTCGCCACTTGTGAATGGTAGTGTTAACGTCACACCATCATCCACAAAAGCTGTTGTTACATGGTGGTCTATACCACCGTTATTATTTGTATTTGTGTTTGTAATATCACTCATTCTATTCTATTCATTACAGGGAATTCTTGATATATATCATATCCAGGACATGTGCTCCACAATTCTATCCCTATGCAACACGCATAGTTGATAACTGTTAGCACACACAGGATTGAGACCTTCTCTCATTAAGGTCCCACACATTTTGTTTCTAAATTCGTTATAATATTCTACCCCTCTCTGGGATACTTCTACGAAGAACTCATTCCATCTGTTCTCCTTTTCTTCTTTTGTTAACTTGTCAAAGTCTGGCCCCTCAAACAAAAGTTGCTTAACATTAGTTTCGTGCTTATTAGCCAATTTAATGACTCCATTGACTCGTATGAAATTCCTACACAGGAATTCCAATCCAGTAGTTTCTCTACTATTTTCTGATATCAAATTTCTACTTTCGACAATAACTCCATCTTTACTTATAGGTTGGGGTCTCATACCCAATTCTACCATTATTTTAGCTATGCTACTGTAATTGACACCTAAAGCAATTAGCACTTTAGACAGTACTATAACTAGATCATCACCATGGGTTACAACTCTGGCTAGACCTATCCTCTCGGTATCATCTATGCCCAAGTTGTCTAAATGGTTATATTCCGTTGATAACGCATACGCTATTAGTAAGTCATTAGCAGTACTATTTCCAACACTAGTAAGTGGTGACCCAGAAGATAGACCAGCATTCATCTTCATAACCACTCCATGACTAGAATTAATAGCCACTATCACGCTCGGTCTGACAAGAATACTAATTAATGCCTCGACTGCAACGAGGTCTTTCCCTCCGTAATTTGCATACGAAGAAAGTAACCTCAATGACTCTCCATAAAAGGTGGGATGCAACAATACATCCCAGGCGGCGAAATCTAAATCAATACCTTCTACCTCTGTATTATCGGAGCCTGAAGTTAAATGCATAAGCAATTCACCTGCTTGTTCAAACGGATTGATATATGCTATATTAGAAGCCAGACCAATGGCTTTATATAATGCAACGCACCGTGCAAAATACATTATAATAACAGCATTCAGTATTGCTGAATAACAATACACCATACGAGTACTTTTACCTACCTTTCGCATCTCGTCCTTGGGCATAGCCACGACATACAGCTCGGGGTTCTGATCATAGTCAATGATTCCTTGCTCTAGATTGGCTATCAAGTTGGCTACCCTCAAATTGCAGTGCTCAAAATATTTACTATACTGAAACTGCAAGGGGTCACCTAAATACTGAGTTTTAGTTATGCTCTTTGGTAATCCAAATTTTTTATGACTACAACTCATCACTCCCATGCTTGATTTCCTCGACATACCCTGGATATCATCCACACCATTAACTGCCTCTATTAAAGTAAGTTTTGTCATGTTTCTATCTACCAAATTATTACTAATGGCAGATGCCATCTGGTTTTTCCTAAAGGCGATACAAGCATTCAGTCTATCAGCATTCACAGCTTTAATGTTGTTAGGCCTATTTTCTAAACATTTCTGCTGTTCACTCAAGCATATGTTCATAACTTCATAATTGCCCTTTAGCCCTAAATCAGGATCCATACCGACCTCATAAAAAGGTCCTTTGTGAGTCTTAGCAATTCTTCTTGGTAAAGAACACTCTATAGCTCCTATTACATGTGTCATTTGGGCCTCTGTTAACATGTCTTTAGGTACTGACATCAAAGTCGGTTGTTCTTCACTAATTGTAATACTACCTCTTTTTCTATGCCATTCATAGTGACCCTCTATGTCTTCTCGAGACAAAGCTAACCCACAAGAAGACGCTGCCGTTGCAGAAACGTGGATAGCTAATATTTTCGAATCAACAAAATATAAACTACCACACATTCCATCGGCAGTGATCACCTTATCGGTATTTATACTTCTAGAGATGACATAAGAATCCTCAGAAATGGAACCGTCATCTAGCTTGTCAAAAGACTGAACGGGCTTATTAGAAAAGACACTTCTGACTTTAGAAATTGTTCTATAGGTCATCTCTCTCTCTCTAACATAACACGTTTCTCCAAACGCAACGGGAAAGTAACCCTTTCTGCTCAAAGCACCTAGTTCAGACTCTGACATGAATCTTCCGAGAAGCTCGGGCTTGGGTGGTGCACTCTCCACGTACAATGAAACAATATCGTCATCAGGGTGATTTTTTGTGCCACCGTACAAATTACAGTCATCAAAATCCTTGGCGCTCAAATTATACGACTTACCAGAATCAAACGAAATGACTATTTGTATGTCGGGATTCATCTCTATGAATGCATCAATTTTGGTCAAATAATGCTTAGGGAAAAACATTATCTTACCAGTCTGCACACCATAAGCTAATGAAT